ATTCAGGAAACACCACAACAATCATGCCTAAGCTACAATATCGTTTTAGAGTGACGTTTGTAGGCGAAGGATTCAGTGCTACTCCTACAAGAAGTGTCGTTAGTACAACAAGACCAAGTCTAACACATGACGAGATTCCATTGGATGCATACAACTCAAGAATCTATCTTGCAGGTAAGCATACATGGGACACAGTGTCTATTGTACTAAGAGATGATGTAGATAGCGTAGTGCTAAGAGAATTAAACAATCAATTGAATAGACAAGTTGATCATGCTAACCAAAGTTCGCCAAGAGCAGGTGCAAGCTACAAGTTCCAAACCATCATGGAAACATTAGATGGTGCAAGTCCAACTCCAGGAGTGTTGGATAAATTTGAACTAGCAGGTTGTTATATTGCAAACATCAGTTATGGTGATATGGCATATGCTAGCAGTGAACAAGTACAGGTCACAGTAGGTATAAGATACGACAACGCAGAAATTTTTGACGCCGCAGGCAACGCCACACTTACAGGAGCTGATTTAGATCAGACAGTAAGTAACGCAACAGGCGGTGGTACACAGGCTTAATTAAGGTAGCAGAGTATGGGATTAACTAGTAATACCGGCCCATATAACGCCGCCGCAGAGCATTTCGGAGCTGATGATCCAGTAATGGTCAAAACTCCACGTCAACTTTATAATTTCAGCATACAATTCTTATTAAATGAAAATGTTCCAATGGAAGATGACAGCTTTGGAAGAAACTTTACATTTAACAGAGTGGTAAGTGTTACAATGCCTGACTTTGATTATGGTATTGTACCAGTCAATCAATACAACAGAATGAGATATGTTCCCACTAGAATGACACCAGGACCAAGTAATGTTGTTTTTTATGATACAAAGGACAATCAATTCCAAACAATGATGAAAGCATATGCTGGACATTACTTTAGTGGACATGATATGGATCCTGTAAACTTTAATGGTTACGAAATGCTTAACAGCAATTTTGCGGCAGGCGAAGCACATGAATTTGGTGCTAAAACTATTCCATCAAATAGTAGGTTCTTTTTTGAAGAAATAAGAATACACAATAAAGATACCGCACAAGGTGGACGAACAACTGTTTTGTATAATTGTATGGTAAACACTGTTCAACACACTACGTTTGATTATGCACAAAGTAGTACGGCTACATATGCAGTAAGTTTTCAACCTGAACATGTAAATGTTGGTGCAATAGGTGGAGAATTTATTAATACAAAGAATAGTGCTAGATCCAGCTTGTTGAGTACTATTGCAGGCACAGTAGCAAGTAGATTACCAGCTGTACAAAATGTAGTAACAGCAACTACTACTTCAACTGGAGAAGTACTGACTCCGTTCACTGGCAAACTTAAAACAGGACAAAGTCTCAGAAATATAGATGGTAAGACATTTGTTGTCACTCCTACAGAAGGACTTGCAGAAGGTCAACTGCCCCAAGAGTAGTAAGAATAAATACTACTAGAATGGCAAACAAATTTCAACAAGGCATATACGAAGTTAAAAACCCTCGTAAGTATGTGGGCAAACACCGCCCAAAGTTTCGCAGTGGTTGGGAATTAAAGTTTATGCGTATGCTTGACACACACCCAAATATATTAGCATGGGCTAGTGAGAGTCACCGAATACCATATAGAAATCCAGCAACAGGAAAAAATACCCACTATGTGCCAGACTTTTTTATAGTATACGAAGACAAAGACAAAAATAGAAAAGCTGAATTTATTGAAATAAAACCTGCAGGACAAACACTAGCACATGCTAGAAGTCCTATGCAAAAAGCGGCGGCTATTGTAAATGAAGCAAAATGGCAAGCCGCAAAAGTATTTGCACAAAGACAAGGTGTTGGATTTAGAGTGCTTACAGAAAACGAATTATTCAACCAACCTAAAAAAAGGAAACGTAAATGAGTAATAAAATAGAAGATGTGTTTAATTTACCTCCGGCAAACGAGCAAGTTGACGAACCTATCAAACAAGAAGAAACTGGTTTGGATATTGCACAATTACAACAACAATTAGATGTAGCAGACAAAATCGATGCCGCATTACCAATGGTCAGAGATTTGGAACAATTAGATGCTGATATGGACAAATATGCAGATAAAGCCATGCATGCCTTTCAGGACCTTATGGATCTAGGACAAAATGTTGAAGATAGACATGCCGCGGCTGTGTTTGACACAGCAAGCAAGATGATGACCAATGCTATCACTGCCAAAACAGCAAAGATGGATAAAAAACTAAAGATGGTGCAATTACAACTGCAAAAAGCTAAATTTGATGCACAAGAAGCCAAAGCAAAAGGTGGTGATACTGCTATTCAAGGTGAAGCAGAAGAGTTCGAAGACCGTAACAGTTTGATAAATGCAGTCATTGATAAAATGAATAAATCGGATAAATAATTACAATGAAGGAAGAAGCGATGAAAAGTTTGAAACAATATCTAGCAGAATCTGAGAAAACCTACAAGTTTAGACTTCGTAGTATAAACGAGATTTCAGATGAGCATATGGACAAGATTGAGTCGCATATGAAAAAATATAACATGGAAAGCATGAGTGCATTTAAAAAGACAATCATGCAAAGCAAGCCCAGAGGATTTGGTGACGTAGGTCCTAATGAAGTTTACATTAGCGATATGGAACTTAAACTACCAGCAACTCCAAATGCACTACAAGAAGAAATTTGTAGAATTATTGGTTGTGGAATGGGCAGTATAATAGTAAACAACATGAATGAGTCAGAAGAACTTTGGAACGATGTAGAAGAAACTACAGATGAGGAGCCAAAGAGCGTACTAGCTGATGCAGAATACAGTGATGCTGAAAAAGTAGATCACAGTGAACACTATGGTAATGAGTTTGTAGACAAGTTTGTCAAAGCTCAACCAAAAGGTGAATTAAATACAGAATATAAGGTGTGAAAAAATGAACTTAGAAGACTTAATCAAACTAGCAGGAGTGACAAAGTCCCCATATGACACACCAGTGCAAGAACAGCCAGCAGAGATCGAAGAACAGCCAGTAATGGACGACAATGAAGGCATGAGAGCGTTAATTGCATTGGTTACTCCAGAGCAGTTAAACCAATTACAAGGCAACGCTCCAGTTGAAGAAGAAGGTTTTGCCAACAGCGGTGACGAATATGCTGGCGAACCTGAAGAATATAAAGGCACATTGGGTAGTCCTGCTGACCTTAGCCTTAGAAGATACTTGGGAGCAAACGGTGAACACGTTACTGTAGATGAAACTAAAGTATACGAAGATCACAAGGTAGAAGATATTACTGAAGCATGGCAGGCATACAAAGCTGAACCGGTTGAAGAAGCAGTAGTCGACGAAGATGATGTTGAAGAAGATAATGCATTTAACAGTGCGGCGGCTAATGCCAAAAAAGCTGGTAAAAAGAATTTTACATTTAATGGAAAATCCTATCCAGTGAAAATTGACGATAAAACAGCAGATGCACTCACAGACTCAGTTAACGAAGGTGGTATGAAACAAGCTGAAATTGAAGTACAGGATTGGGTTAAAAAGTATGATGACAACATGGGTGTTAACGGTGATAGCTTACCCGAAGGCTATCTACAAGCAATGTTAAACACAGGTATTATGAGTGATGCATTTGACCAAGACGAATATATTGCTTTCAATGAAAAAAATGGCTATGAAGATGATGGCGACTGGGATGAAGACGACCATGATAAATTTATGGCGTCAAGTCCAATTACAAGCGGTATGTTTAGCGAAATTCGAGCAATACAGGAAAAGTATGGCATTGACGAACAAGGTGTAAATGATATCATGGGTTACTTTGAATCAGTGAATAGGCTTAAAAGTTTAGCAGGAATATAATGGATATTAATAGACTTAGAAAGTTATCTGGAATAAGCGAAGATCCTATGCAGGCACCGCCTAAGAAAAGGCCACCTATGCCAAGGCCAGGTATGCCAACTCCGGATAAACCTAGTCCAGCACCTTTTCCGAGTGAGCCATATCCAGTACCCGGTGGACCACCACCTAAAGAACCAGATAGACCACAGCCAATGCCAACTCCAGAGCCTGACAAACCTACTCCAGCACCTTTTCCGTATGAGCCATATCCAGTACCCGGTGGACCACCACCTGAAGATCCAGATAGACCAATGCCAGG